ACGTTACGCCCTACATTGCGGACAAACGACAAGCCCCGACAAAATTAAATCTTTACTTCGTTCCGATTTCGTTCCAGAATATGATCCCCTAAAAACGTACTTTTTAAACCTTCCAGGGTGGGACGGTAAAACGGACTATATCGAAAAATTCGCAAACCACGTCCAGACAGAAAACCAAACGTTCTGGCTGTCGATGTTTAAAAAGCATTTAATCCGTTCAATCGGACAAATATTCGACGGTTCTGTTAATCGTTACGTCTGTGTACTTGTAGGGGAAAAACAAGCGTCTGGAAAATCGACTTTCATTCGTTCCCTTTCGCCATTCCCAAACGGTCAATATTACACAGAATCGAAGGTTCGGGACGATAAGGACGGACAGTTTTCGTTCGCTGAAAACTTCATATATAACATTGAAGAACTTTCCGACATGAAAAACACCGACGTTAATAGATTAAAGGCCATGATTTCACAAGCAATAATAAAAGAGCGTAAACCATACGCGACCGACATCGAAGCGATTCCGCGCCGTTGTACATTCTTTGGATCAACGAATAACGGTCAATTCTTAACGGACACCGAAAACACGCGCTGGATATGTAACAACGTTCTGTCGATTGATTGGAACTATTCCAAAATTGATATTTCCGACGTATGGTCTCAGGCCTTCGCCCTATGGTCCGAAAAGAAATTCGACGCCCAATTATCGAAAGAAGAAAACGAAATCCAGGCTTTAGCTAATAAAAACTATGAAGTTTCAGACATTGGAAAGGAACTAATTGCGAAATATTTCGAGCCATTAAAGAAGGAAGACGACGGAAGTATGTTTTTTACAGTTGCCGACATCGTCGAAATTCTGAAGCACGAAACGAACGGAAACGTTCAGTTTAATGATCGAATAATCGGTAAAAATTTAACACAATTAGACTTTGAAAAGGACCGAAAACGAATTAACGGAAATGTCGTTCGTGGATATTATGCGAAAAAAATCGTCGGACAATATCAAGATTTGGACGCGAAACCAGAACAAAAAAACGAAGAAAATTTTCCATTTTAAAATAAATAAATTATGAATAAAGAAGACAATAAAACACCCAAACATTACGATAATTCGAAAGGTAGTTTATATCTATTCGCGGAACAACAAAATTTAAACGCATGGGAATTCGACGCCTTAAAACGAATAATAAGATCAAGAAAAAAAGGAAATTTTATTGAAGACATCGACAAAACTATTCACGTATTGGAACTATATAAAAAAGAATATAAAACAAATAAATTATGAATTATAACGAATTTTTAAACTTCTGTATTACTCAAAAAATTAAAAGAACAAGGGAAGGAATCGACCCAACTTTTATCGTAATGAATAAATTTTCTTTCGATATTTTATCCGACGGATTAATCAAAAATGACGTAATTTCTCCCCTAAAAATTTTAATTTCTGAAAATTTAAAAAATCATGAAATTAAAATTGGCTAAATATTTTGAACTTTCTTTTTGTTTTCTGTTGCCATTAGAAACGTACACAAATCTAATGGCAACAAAATTTCGATTGATTATCAAGGAGTTAAGTGAAAGTGTGAACGTGAACGTTAAGTTTTTCAAAACTTCTCCCCACGCGCCCTCTCCCCCTTATTCCCTATATAAAAATGTAAAGTTTATTACATATATTAATGTTCACATGTTCACACGTCACCAAAGACCCGCGGTTTTATTGACTTGCGACATGTTGCCATTAACGAAACTTAATGTTCACACTAACGTTCACATGTTCACACATGTACACACATGACAATTTTATGAATTTAGAACACAATATCCAGGCGAACATCTTTAAAACAATTTGGAACACATTTCCGAAATTTCGTCGCCAACTTTTCGCCGTTCCAAATGGCGGAAAAAGAAATTTAATCGAAGCAAGTCGACTCAAACAAACGGGAACGATTCCAGGAATTCCAGACCTCATTTTTGTAGCTGAAGGAAAAACACTATTCTTTGAACTGAAAAATGAAAAAGGAAAATTATCCGACGAACAGAAAATCGTAATATCGAAATTTAAAGAAAACAAATTTCCCGTTTACGTCGTTCGATCAGAAATACAATTTTATCAAATATTTTTATTCTTAATTTTAGAACATATGAAAACAGAATTTACAGACCAGCAAATAAAACAATCTTATACCGACCTTCTCAAAGTTTACGACATTAAAGTTTTCGGACTTACCTTCGACGAACTGAAATACCAAAACAAAGTATTCGAATACTTATTTAAATTACCTTTAGACGAACGCGTCGAAATCGCTTCCATTTGTTCGCCAGAAAATAACGCGGTTTTTATCGAAACTATTCGTAAATTTGTTATATTCGAAATGGACGTCGCAAACGGATTTTTTATCCAACTTTCGGCGGACTTTAAATTCTTTCAAAAAAATAAAAGTAATTTGAACAATGGAACCAAATAAAAAAACACCCGTAAAGCGTAAAACGAAGCCAGAGACGGCCGTTCGTCGTCCTTCGAATAAGTTTATATATCCGACAAAAGATAAGCCCGTAGAAACGCCAGAAATCAAAAAGAAAAAAGAAATCTGGGCGATCTATGGCGCTATGGGGGGCCGTCCCGCGAAATATGCAACGCCCGAAGCTTTGTCGAAACGACTATATCAATACTTTGAATTTCTCGCGGAGTACGAAGAAAAGCCGACAATAACGGGCCTTTGTCTTTTTTGTGGTTTCGAAAGTCGTCAATCATTTTATGACATGGCTAAACGCCACGGCTTTTCTTACATCGTAAACATGGCAAGGGGTTTAATAGAGCATCATTACGAACAATTAATGCAAACAGGAACGTCCAACGCTGGCGCAATTTTCGCCCTCAAAAATATGGGCTGGAAAGATAAAACCGAAGTCGATAATAACATAATCGAAACGAAACAAGTCTTTAAGATAGGCGATCAAACGATAAGCTTCGATTAAATGAAATTTATTATATTTGCTTTTTTATTGCTGTCGTCCTGTTCGTCTTCGTTAGGCGTCCACGAATATAACCAAACGACGCAACGTCAACGAATGGAACGACACGATAAGAAGTCAAAAAATGACATGATTAAACACAGAAAGAAACATTCGCCAAGGAGTAAAGCGAAACGATTTAAGAAACAAAGAAAATTTATTTAAATGCCTGAAAACGTCCTTTTCGAACCATTCCCGAAACAAGTCGAATTCCTGGAAAGTATATTTTCGGGCGAATTCGATTTCGTCCTTTACGGCGGTTCGATTCGTGGGGGAAAAACATTCAGCGGGATAGGGGCTTTATTGCTTCTTTGCCGTGCTTATCCACGTTCACGTTGGGCAATCGTTCGGAAAGACCTTCAAACGCTTAAAAAAACGACTATACCGTCGTTCTGGAAGGTTTGTCCAGAATCGTTCGTTAAACGATATAACCAGGACACCCAAACAGTAACGTTCAAAAACGGGTCTGAAATTATATTCTTTGGGGAAAATTTCGCCGACGATAAAGAACTGAACAGATTCAAGGGTCTTGAGGTTAACGGCTTTTTGATTGAAGAAATTAACGAAACACAGGAAAAAACCTTTTCGAAATGTATCGAAAGGGCGGGATCAAACGTCATGCCGAAGGGATTTAAAAGCCCGAAGCCGATTATAATCGCGACATGCAACCCCGCTCAGAATTGGGTCAAATCGAAGTTTTACACGCCGTGGAAAGAAAAAACGCTTCGTAAAAATTGGAAATATATTCCCGCCAAAATATTCGATAATCCGTATATTTCGGCCGAGTACCTGGAAAGTTTGAAAAATATGCCGTCGTATGAATACGAGGTTTTCGTCAATGGGGATTGGGACATTCAACTAAAGACAGGGGGCGAATTTTACAAGTCTTTCGACCTGGACCGCGACGTTATCGACGTCGAATATAATCCAGATTTACCGATTCATATTTCATTTGACGAAAACGTTAATCCTTACATTACCGCCACGGCCTGGCAAGTGTACGGCGAAAATAAAAAAGAACTTCGACAAATAGACGAGTTTTGCATCCCTTCGCCGAATAACACGGTCCGCAAGCTTTGCGAACATATCGAAAGAACTTATTTCGCCCATTCGTCGGGAATGTTTATTTATGGGGATGCGACGTCCAGGAAGGCCGACACGAAACTAGAAAAGGGATATAATTTCTTTACGCTTATACGCGACTATCTTTCGAAATTTAATCCCGTCCTTCGGGTTCCAATGTCGAACCCGTCCGTTGTTATGCGGGGGAATTTCATTAATCAAATATTTGAAAGGGGGTTTAATGGCTGTTCGTTGTTGATCGGTCGAAATTGTAAGGAATCAATATCGGATTATAACAACGTAAAGGAAGACACCGACGGAACCAAAAAGAAGCAAAAGACGACTAATCCAGAAACAAAAATATCTTACGAAATGTACGGCCATACGTCCGACGCTAACGATTATTTAATTTGTGAGATACTGAAAACCGACTTTAATCAATACCGAACAGGGCGCAAAAACTTTAATCATATAATTATAGGCCGAAATAATTCCGTCGAAGAAAGTAAATATTAGTATTTTTGTTTTAATTTCGTAAAAATTTAATTCATGGGCTTTATTATTCGACACGATTTCGATCAACTTATAACACAGACAGACATCGACGTTTTAACAGGCGCCGACGATCATATCCTGGTCGAAGCTGAACGTTCGACACAATTAGAAGTTAAATCGTATTTACGCGCACGTTTCGACGTCGCTTCGATGTTTCCAGACGTTATCACATGGACGAATACGCGAGTAAACACGGCGGGCGAATTAGTCTTTTTAACGGCGCCAAATTGGGCGCACCAACTTTACACGGTAGGCGAAACGGTCAACTTTGATAATGAGAAAATTTATAGATGTATTTTAAATACAACGTCCAGCGGAAACAACGAAAACCCAAATAACGCGACATATTGGGAATTAATCGGATCAAACGATACGCTTTATTTAGTTGACGTAACGAACACAGCCGAAAAGCTGAACGATACGGATTTCTTTACGGAAAACGATCCAAGGGACGCCCTTTTAATTCGTTTAATGGTCGATTTAATGCTTTACGAAATACATTCCCGTATAAACCCGAGAATGATTCCAGAACTAAGGATCCAACGACGCGACGACGTTATCAAATATCTGTCTTCGGTTGCGGACCCTCGAAAGAATATCGATCCAGGCTTTCCGTTAATTGATTTCGGAACCGATAGGGGCGTCGATATATCTTTCGGAGTAACAACAAACAATAATATTTATTAAAATGAAATTATTCGGATTAAATATCGGAAGCAAGGCCGAACAAATAAGCGAAGTAAAAAACGTATCGAAGAATATAAACCCTCGAATGAAGGTCGTTTCTAAGGTCGTCGAACGTGAACTTTCACGCTCGGCTCAAAACGTTAAGAAATGGCGAAACGCTACAATTACAGCGGAAAGCAAATTAAACCCGAACCGACTTTCTTTATTGGAAATTTATAAAGACGTCGTCCTGGACGCTCATTTGTCTTCGTTAATGGAAACGATAAAATTAAAAGTTACGGCGGGAAACTTCTATCTTTGCGACGATAAAGGCGAACACAACGACGAAATGTCGGCTTTGTTAAATCGTTCCTGGTTTACTTTTTACCTTGAAAAGTTCGTTGAATCGACATTTTATGGACATTCATTAATTCAGTTAGGTGGGATAAAAGACAACGAATTTATAGACGTCGAACTAGTTCCGCGTGAACACGTTGTCCCAGAATTCGGAATCGTTAAAACGAACCCGTGGTCCTACTCTACAGACGGGACAGAATACAGACAAACGCCATACGACGATTGGTTAATCGAGATAGGCGAAAAACACAATCTGGGGATATTATTAAAAGCTTCGCCGTTAGTCTTATGGAAAAAAGGGATTTTCGGTTCATGGTCGCAATTTTCGGAACTTTTCGGAATGCCTATGCGAGTAGGAAAGACCGACATTTTGAATCCAGAAAATAAAAAGAACATGGAAAACATGCTGTCGGGAATGTCTTCAGCAAGTTACGCCGTTTTAAATACGGACGACGTTCTGGAATTAGTCGAAAGAAGTCAGTCGGATAGTTACCAAGTTTTCGACGCTTTCATTAATCGATTGAACTCCGAAATGTCTAAATTGATTTTAGGACAAACAGGAACGACGGACGAAAAATCCTTCGTCGGGTCCGCTCAAATTCATAACGACATTTTAACGACGTACATAACAGCCATTAAATCCAAAATTGAAAACCATGTCAACCGATACGTTATTCCGTTAATGTATAGACACGGAATGATTACAGCGCCAGGACTTCGCTTCAAATGGGATAACGACGAAGCTGTCGATTTAGCGAAGAAATTCGAATTCACGAAAGAATTATTAAAATCGTACACAATCCCAGCCGAATGGATCAACGAAACGTTCAACATTCCTGTCGAAGACATGGCGTTAACGGATAAAAATTCCGTTATTCCTTCA